ATCGTTCTAGAACTAAAGTTTGTGGAATTTAAATTGATCACACTAAGGCTGGTCCAATCAATATAGTTGTCTGTGGTCTGTATTTCAAGGCTGGGATTAAACAACACCAATATTTGTTCCAGCAATTGAAGTTTTTGATCTGTGTTTGAGGTCCAAATATCTGCCTTCATAGTCAACTTGAATGGTGTAGGCATCAATCTTTCCACAGTGTAGTTACCGCCTTGAATGTTTTGATATTCGACCATACCGTCATTGTCTGTATCAGTATATCGCCTTTCTCGAATGTTGACCTTGCTGACAAACGTAGCATCGCTTAATCTATCATTGTCCATCTCTAGACCGGTGATATAGCAGGCCACACGAGGCACTGTACTCATCTTGTTTTCGGAATTGTCTTTGATGATGCTAGCCACTTGACGTGTTAGGTCGCCATACATCACAGGCACATGACGCTCTTCAGGATTGTCGCCACCTGTTTTATACTTAAAACCTATGAATATACGCATGAACTGCGTGACATAGCGTCTTATCTGCCCGTCATAAAAATAATCCATTAATTAAATTCCTTGCCCTGTTGACATAATTCACATTCACAGTCTGGACAACAATCGCACTCTGTACAACTATGTCCGCAATGTCTTGCACACCCGCAGGTACATTTGTATTTTATCACCGGTTCTTGTTTCTGTTCATCCATTATTCGTCCGCCTTGGGTCTAAGGGCCTTGCTTAGGCCTTGTTTTTCTTTTACAGTTCTACCATCGATCTTAGCGGTAGTGTCATTGTTAATAAATGAAGTTTTCTGTGTTTGACGCACATCTTTGCCTTCAAATCTTTGTCCTGACACTACATCGTCGTTTCCTAAATTGTTCATAGTCATTCTAGCCACATCCTCTATCTTGACCCAACGACTGCCGTTGAATCGGAATAATCTATTCGGCAAGTAATCTTTTCTCAAGCAGTATTGTCCTAGAGTAGGACTTATTGGGAATGCAATGCCAGCAGAGAATGGCGCACCATTGGCAGGAATACCATCTTCGGTAATATAGCCATCATAGTATTTGCCGTCCATGGTTTGATTCTGTGTGCTGGCGTTGGCTCCAGCATAGACCGGATCTCCGTTTTCATCTAATACCGGATTGCCATTTTCGTCTAGAGCAGGTTCTCCTCGATCCGCACTGTACTGTGCTACTATATCGCTGTCTACCGTGACTAATTCTGCATTGCCGTCTGTGTCTTTTTGTAAATGATAATAGCGACTAGTGTCATAACCACTCTTAGGTGCATCTGATTCTGCCTGATCTAACACCGCTTGTGTGATCTGCATTTCTTTTTCATAAGTGCTTAGAACATCTCGCAATGTGAGATCGCTGCCTTCGCCAGCAACTCCATCTAAAATTTCTTTGTATTCTTGGCTGTCTACCAGCGGTTTACATTTAGCACGATATAAATGCGGATACCATGTAACTGAAAAGCCTTCTGATGCACGACTGATTTCTTCTATAACATAGAATCTTTTAAGAGCGAACTGTAGATCGTTGAGTGCGAATTCGTCTTTGAGATGAGGCAATTCTATTACATCGCCTGCGATTAATTTTCTGCCAATTTTTTCCACAGTGTCATTGATATGAAAACTGATGAATACTGTGTCATTCTGTAGGAACAAACCAAACTGGCTTAGATTGAAATCTGTGTCCTGTATGTTATAAACACCACGTAGAATATACACATCGGGATCGTATTTGCGATCTCTGTTTTCTAAAAACAGCAGATCCTGTATCTGTGTTTCGCTGGTGCCGGAATATCCTGGTGTAGAGGGCGTGATTTCACCGGCAGATCCCGGTCCTAGATACTTGTGGATCAGCACATCAGTACCACCAACCTGGAACATTTCCCAGATATTTTTATCTATAAACTTGTAATCGTTGCCCTTTTCTGGACGGTATAAGCTGAGTCTTGGCATAGTCATATATTTACCGCTACGATAAATAGTTATATGAGCTCAAACGATCAAGCAAAACAACAGGTATTTGACTACTGCAAGGCTATGCTAGGTGATGGCATGGTTGATGTGGAGTTAGATCCCATACACTACGAAACAGCACTGAACCGAAGCCTAGCAGTATTTCGTCAGCGCAGCGACAACGCAGTAGAAGAAAGTTATGTGTTCCTAAATCTATTAGTAGATACCAACGAATATATATTGCCTGCAGAAATACAGCAGGTACGCCAAATCTACCGACGTAGTATAGGATCACGCACAGGCGGTGGTTCGGGTGGTACAGTTTTCGAACCATTCAATTTAGCCTATACAAACACCTATTTGTTAAGTTCTACTAACATGGGCGGATTGCTAACCTACGAACTGTTTGCACAGTATCAAGAACTAGTGGGCAAAATGTTCGGTAGCTTTATCAATTTTACTTACAATCCACAAAGTAAAAAATTACGTATAGAACAACGTCCAAGATCAGAAGAAAGTGTAATGCTGTTATGTTACAATGTGCGTCCAGACTTTGCATTGATCAGCGATACATATTCTGGGCAATGGATCAAAGACTATGCTCTGGCTAACTGTAAAATGATGTTGGGCCAGGCACGTGAAAAATTTGCTCAAATCGCAGGTCCACAGGGCGGTTCAAGCCTAAACGGTGCTGCTCTTAAAACAGAAGCACAGACCGAAATGGACAAGCTAATGGAAGATCTCAAAACTGGTGTTACTACACAGGGTTGGGGTTGGATAACTGGCTAAAAATCCTTTGACTTTTTTATAAACCTATCGTATAATTGTCATATAGGAGACAATTTATGATCATAGGTATATGCGGTTTTATTGGCAGCGGCAAGGACACAGTCGCTGACTTTCTTGTTAATTTCCACGAATTTAGACGCGAATCATTTGCCAGCACACTGAAGGATTCTGTGGCTGCGGTATTTGGTTGGGACAGAACTCTGCTAGAAGGACGCACAGCAGAAGCACGTGAATGGCGAGAACAAGTAGATCCATGGTGGGCCGAACGCTTGAACATGCCTACATTGACTCCGCGATGGGTGCTGCAATACTGGGGCACCGAAGTTTGCCGCCGCAGTTTCCATGATGATATCTGGATTGCAAGCCTAGAAAACAAATTAAGAAACAGCAAAGACAACATCGTGATTTCAGACTGCAGATTTCCTAATGAAATTGAAGCTATCAAAAAGGCCAACGGTGTTATAGTTTGGGTTCAACGCGGTGCGCTGCCTGAATGGTATGATGATGCTGTTTCTGCTAATCAAGGCAACAATATCGGTATTAATGCAATGAAACTGCGTAAAATACATGCATCAGAATGGGCATGGTTAGGCAACGAATTTGATCATGTTATCGACAACAATGGCACTATAGACGACTTATTCAAACAGGCACAGAGCCTAGTAATCGGCCAGCAGATCCCCTTGTTTCCAGAAGACTCCATCCTTACTCAGTGTTAGAGCACAGTTAGCACACACAGTTTTTAAATTATTGTAGCGGCAATTATCAAGATTGCCGTCTACATGGAATACCCTAAACACTTCACGATGCGGACTTCTATGTCCGCATTTATCACACTGCAATTTCATCTTATAACCAGCACGTTGCCATCTAGGTATTCCGTGCCCTAATCCGTGTGTCATGCAGGTTTCACACAGGCTTCGATAATAGATCCTATCACCTTTTTTGTAGTTTATCGCACGGGGTCTAAATCCGCATTTGCACAATGGTCTCATATACATATTTAAAAGAACTGCACCTTTTTGACCCCTTTTTCAATTAGGTAAACAAGCCAATTTTGTGTTCCACCGCTAAATACATTGAGCAAAACTATTACCAGGAGAATAGGGAACATGGCACTTCAATCACCCGGCGTACAAGTTACGGTAATCGACGAGAGTCAGTATACACCTGCCGAGCCAGGCACAACACCTCTTATCGTTGTTGCCACAGGGCAAGATAAGACAAATGCAGCAGGCACAGGTACTGCTACTGCAACAACTAAAGCAAATGCTGGAAAAGCATTTAAAATGACAAGCCAAAAAGATCTAGTAGATTTTTATGGTGTACCTTTCTTTGAAAAGACAGCAAGTTCAAATCCAGTACACGGTGGAGAACGCAACGAATACGGTCTTCTAGCAGCTTACAGTTTGCTAGGAGTAAGCAACGCAGCATTTATTGTTAGGGCTGACGTAGATTTAACCGAATTAGAAGCATCAGCATCAGCCCCGGGAGCATTACCAGACGACGGACAATGGTGGATAGATACACGTTCTACAGCTTGGGGAATCCAAGAATGGAATGGATCTGCAGCCACAGTAGTTGGTGGACAAAAGTTCACAACTAAGATTCCACATGTACTAACAGACGATGATGTAGATAATATTACCAGCGGAGCTCCAAAAACTTCTTTTGGTGCCATAGGCGATTACGCAGTAGTATTTGAAACTGTAGACGGTTCTGGAACATTTAGTGCGTCAAAAGAATACGCAAGAATCTATTACAAATCACCAGGCAACGGTAATATTGCAGGCGGTGGCACAGCAGTTAATTCCGGAGATTGGGTATTAGTGGGCAGTCAAGCGTGGGCAGCAAGTTGGCCTACAATCAAAGGTGCTACATCAGTTACTTCTACAATAAGTGGAAACTTTACTATTAACGGCACCACAGTTACTGTTGCGGTATCTCCAAATAACACACTAGATGGATTAGTGAATACAATCAACGGATTGAATATTAATGGCGTTACAGCTCGCAGTGTTAACAATAGATTGTATCTATATGGCGATGCAGGTAATATGGGTGGTGGCGACTTAGCAGGCAACGAAGGCGACTCATCTTTAACCAATGCTATTGTAATTGCTTCGGGTACATTGAATGTATCTACTACATTTGGTATCACAGATGGCACATATCATGGTCCAAGACTAGTACAAACTCCACATACATCTGTGCCGGCATTTAAAATTGGCGATGATGACGATGACGGTTCGGGCACATTAGCTAACGGTCGCCCAACTGGTTCTTTATGGATCAAAACCACAGAACCAAACAGTGGTGCACGTTGGATCGCTAAACGCTGGAATTCAGCTACTGAAACATGGGTAACCGCAAATGCTCCATTGTATGCATCCGGTCATGCTGCATTATACTATCTAGATCGTTCAGGTGGCGGTGCAAATATTGCAGCCAACGAACTATATGTTCAAACCAATGCGTTAGAAGATAACAGATACGATGCTAGTCCAGAAACAGCAACTTTCCGTATTCTAAAACGAGCAGTGACAGCAAATGCTGCAACTAAAATCACGTCGCAGTCAATTACAGCTACAGAAGTTGGTAACGGCAACTTAGCTTGGACTTTGAAACAATCAATTCCAGGTAGTGCTACATTAGTATCGAAAACTATTACGTTTACAACTACAAGTAGCGGATCACCAGCTGTATCAAACGCACCAAGAGAAATCGCAGATGCTATCAACGCTATTGTGAATTTTGGTTTT